TTCCCAGTCTCTGATTGCATCCCAGCATTCAATTGATCCTCGGGTGTAGTAGGCAGGTGAGAAGTGGGCCATAGTTTAACTAGGTTAGAAACGGTATTGGAAAGGACAAAGTTCTGATGCTGTAAAGCTTCAAAGACAGTGATGATGTCTGCTTTGTCTGCGTGTTTGAGTGTGTCGTTAATTCTCCTCATCTTGAATTGCTGCTCCATCGTCAGCTCCAAGACAGGAGGTGGGGGTCCAAAGAATTGGTTGTGCGAGTCGGAAGTCATAGTCTTCGTGCTGTAGAATCTTAGCTAGCCGAGCATTGAGAAGAGCATCATCGTCTGATAATCCTTTCTCTCTGTATGCTTGGCACACAGCTTCCCAATGAAAGTCACACTTGTCAAGTAAATCAGCAGCACGCTTGACTCCGATACCAGGACAGCCAGGGTACCCATCAGTTGGGTCACCAGCTAGTGACTGTATCATATGCCAGCGGTCTCCATCTTCCTTGGTGATCTCTTCTACTTCACCCTTCATGTCCCAATAAGTACCAGGAATCTGACGTAAGTCCTTGTCTGGACTACACAGAATGGTATCAGTGGAGCTAGGGCTGGTAGCGTCAATGCCAAGTGAGTCGTCAGCTTCAAGGCCGCGACGGGTGACAGTGCTGTAATTTAACTCACACCAGTTAACGAGACGTCTGTATCCTAGTGGCTTACGACGATTCCGGTGACCCTTGTAATCTGGGTAAATTTTTTTACGGAAATTTTCAAAGGATGAGAAGTATAGGATAACTGTGTCATCCATCATGTCTGTCGTGAGTTTTCTAAGCTCACGTTCAAACATTTTTACAACTTCACTGAAGTTAGACTGAGCAATGATAACATCGTTACCAAAATCAATCGAATCTTCATTAGCTTGTGCACATTTGTATGCAGTGTAGTCAGCGTCAATTAAAAGCATTAGTGAACTTGTGCCCAGTTATCTCCGATCTGTGCGTCTGCATCGATACGGATCCTGAGTTTATAATAATTACCAGCCATAGAGGCTGATGTGGTGCAGATTGATGCAACTTGATCAGCTACATCAGGAGGACAGCCAAGGGCTTGTTCATCATGCACAAAGGCGTACCTTTCATGCTTGATTCCTTGGAGCCTATCATGGGTGATTAGTAACCACCGCTTCGCTAGAACCCCCGCTGCTGATTGCAGCAAAAAGTTTAGTGATTTATGCGGCGAGTCAACGAGGATATTACGACCGTCGATAGATCGAATGGAACCATTTTCCTTCGCCTTACGTTTGACTGCCTCAACGAAGCTCTCCAGGCCAGGTATGGCATCAAGGTACGCTTTACGTATCTCTTCACCCTTCGACTTAGCCTGTTGTTTAGAAAGCTGTGGATCATAGCTGAGGCCGATGCGGATCGGTGACGCCCCGTAAAGAAACGCATACGTGACCGTCTTGACCGCCCTGCGGGAGATCCCAATCTTATCAGCATTGACTTGATGTATGTCATCATTAAGAAGGATGTCAGCATAACGCCCATCATCATAGGGAGATAAGTAATGGGCAAAGATTCTTAGTTCTATCCCTGAAAGGTCACTATCGACTAGCTTCCAGCCAGGGCGAGTTGTGAACAGCTCTCTGCAGTCAGCATCACTTGACACTTGGGCCAAGTTTGGACGTGCATGAGCCATTCGATGGGTAGCAGCACCTATAAAACAGGAGTGGTGAAGTCTGCCATTCTTGACCAACTTCAACCATGCGTTGTTGCCTTGCGACAACATTCCAAGCTTCTTTTGTGTTTCAAGAATCTTGACGAATAACAACGCTTCTTCTGTACCTATGTCCTTCAAAACTGTTTCATCGATAACTGGCTTACCAGTTTCTGTGAGCTTTGTAAACTCCCATTTCTGAAACTCTTTGAAGTACCAGGCAATGTGATCACGGCTACTAGGATTAAAGTCCTTGAGCCGCTGCATCTCTGCACCAGCAACATAGCCTTGAGTCTTGTTGTCACGTTTTGGTATGAATAGGTTACCAGGGACAGCATAGCATAAGCCTCCAGCGCACTCTCTAAGGCTCTCCAAGGACGTGAGAAGGGTGTTCTCTAGCTCCTGGGCCTTACGCACGTTAAAGGGCCATCCTACGGCCTCCTGGGCAGCCATTAGCTCAGCAACGCTGTGCTCTAGCTGTACCGCTTCAGGTATTTTTGGAAATGTTTCCATAGTTTGGATAATACAGCAACGTCTTGGACGCAATACTCTTGCATCTCAGGGGACCATGCTTTCCAATCAGCAGTCTTGCCAAACTCACCCTTATGGCAACTTAGCCTGTACCCGTAGGCTTCAAGGCTATGTGATCCATACAGTTTAGCTGGCATCATTGCCCACTTCCTCTTTAGATCAACATCTAAAAGATTAGTATGAAAGAATCTACTGAGGATTAGCGTGTCAATCTGGTGATGATGGTGGAAAAACGGGTAATGCTTTTTAAGTTGTGGCGTGTCATACCCAATGCCATTGTGGGCAACAAGTAGATCCGCTTCAGCAAGGATGTTGATACCTGTGACAAGCGTTTCACAGTCATTACCCTGGTCATTGTATTGGTAAACTTGACCAGTGTCGAGATCTTGTGTGACCAGACAATGGACAACGGAGGAATCGAAGCCATCAGTTTCAATGTCATAAGCAAGTTTCATCTGCCTGGTTTCCAGACATATGTTTTATCAATGAACTTAGCACGCGCCACAGCTTCCGCAGTTGGAGGCTCTGGGCGTTGCAACATCATAGAGTATGCAAGATAATCAGAAGTCAGTAACGGGATCGAATTCTTCTTCAATTTCATATTCAGTAAAACGACAGGTAGAGAGATCATAACTTAACTGACAGGCGATGCCAACTTCGCCAGAATAGCGATTTTTAAGGACGCGCACTGTTGTGCCATTTCGTTCAGGTCCACTCTGCTGATCTCGTTCCAGGGCGATGACTGAATCTGAAAGCTGAGCGATTGAAGCTGATCCACGTAACTGCCCAAGCGTGACTCGGGCGCCTTCTTCGTGGTTTGTGTCATTGGATGTTCTTCGGAGATGAGATACAAGAAACAAAGCTATGCCAGTTCTCTCAACAAGAGAACGTAAGCGCGTCATGGTGATGTCCAGCATACGCCTCTCATCTCCATCTAAGCCTGACAGGAGGATGCTGAGGTGATCAAGGAATACAACACGCACCTCAAGCCCGGTGGCAAGGTACTCAATTCGGTTGTAAATGACATCAGGATCAAAAGAACCAAACCCGTCGAAAAGAAAGAGATTCCAGTTAGCAATAGAATCCTGATACGCCTTGGTGAGAGTAGCTCGGTCATGTTCTCCGATGTGTAGTGACTGGTTTGTAGCAGAAGACATTAAACCTAGAGCCGTACGGCGGTTGGATTCTTCCAACGCCACATAACCGACCCGTTCTCCTTGATTAAGAAGGTGAGTTGCAAGGTCACGACAGAATGAGGATTTACCAATGCCAGATCCTGCAGTGATTGTTGTAAGCTCTCCATACCGGATCCCTCGAAGCTTGTTTTGTAATCCTTGAAAGGGGAACTCATAAGCACAGGGTTCTTCAGGTGTGGTTAGGTCATCAAGTAATGTCTTGGCATCGATGATGCCGTCAGGACGGTACGTCTTGGCGTCCCATACTGCACGACGAATGCACTCTGCATCATTGGATTGTAATGCATCAGAAGCATCCTTGTACTTCTCCATGCGGGCAATCTTGACCTTGCCAGGAGGCAAGAGCTGTGCACATTCTTCAGCAGCTTTACGGCCTGGATCATCATTGTCGAAGAACAAGACGATCTCTTCATAGCCTTGTAGAAATGGCATTGCTCTTTGCAGAGCTTTCTTAGCACTCTGTGCTCCATCAGGTAGAGACACATGAGGCCAGGTAGGCATGGCAGCATAGCCAGATGCTGCATCTATCTCGCCTTCATAGATAGTAAGGCGGGTACCTTTATCAGGAAATAAGTTCTGGCCAAACAACTGGTGATCGACATTCTTGCCTTCCCAGTGAAAGGTTTTATCCAGACTCTTTACCTTGGCACCACATATTTGGCCAGAGTTGTCATAGTAGTGGAATCGTAATACGTCTCCATCCTTATGGATGCGGTACTTGCGACATATCTCTTCAGATAAACCTCGTTTAGATAAACGAACAGGTGTACCTAGTATCATGACGTTGGTGATCGTGGATTGTTGTTCACCGTCTGCATGTTGGTAATACCCACATGAGAAGCAGTAAGCATGGCCGTCAGTATAACGGGCCAACGCATCACTGCTCCCACATGAGGGGCAAGATTCATGACGAGAGAACTCACTCTCCTGGCTTGAGCCAGTCAAGGGGTATGTCATAGTACGGGCACCATTGGAATCCGTTCTTTTCTGCCCATGCGGCGTAGGTGGTTTTAGAGTTTTTACTGATCTTATTATAGGGTGCTTGGAAGACCAGGCGGACATCTAAGTCAGGATTACATCTTTTGACAGCTAGCATCTTGCGACGATCTGTCGGTTTAAAGAATCCTTTAGTTTCTAAATAGATATCCCCAACCTTGAAGTCAGGGATGTATTTAGCTTCAATAACATAGTTGAACTTGTCAGGCTCATAGCCATATTCAATGTTCATATTGTCCATCAACTCTGCCACCTGTTCTTCCAGGCGACTACGCATCAGAAGTCCTCATCAACGTTGACAGAGGATGGTGATGCCTCAGGGTTTGGCTCAGAGGTCTTGAAGCCTCTTGTGACTCCAAACAATTCGCTTGCCTCTTCAGCATCCATATCACCACTGTCTTGTACACCAGCACCTGTGTTCAAGCTCACAACCTGGATGGCTTTGAGTTTGAGAGAGGTACCGATGTTACCAGCAGGAAGGCAATACGGCTTTTGGATGAAGGCGAGCTTGACCTTAGAACCGCTATACAACGGCAGAGAAGCATCAGTGATGGCAGTGCCCTCAGTATCGACGATAACAGGTACAACCTTATCGCCCTCCTTCCAGCGGAATTTGCATTGATACATACCTTCGCTTGCCTCTTCCCATGGTTCAGGATTGACAGTGGTACGCTTTGGATTCTTAGCTTTGTTACGAGCCCATTCAAGACCACCCACACGCTCATCCTCAAGGTTATCAACGATATCCTTAGGAAGCAGTGCAGTGAGGGTGTAGCCGTATTCAGACGGCTTGAGGATAGCTTGATAGCCATCCAATGTGACGGGCTCTTTAGTGACGTGTGTCGCCATAATGATGATGGTGGAAAGTTAGCAGAAGAAATAGGTTGACGATTCGACAACCTCAGGATTTAGTGTTCCGACGATGGGTGGTGGTTCAGTTGCATTAATAACTTCACCAAATTTTGTGAGCCAGCAATCTCTTGTGAAGATGTCCGTGTAGGTTTCTCGCACAAGTCTATTGAGTGTTGCCATGTCAGTTGCTCTACAAAGCACCGAGTCATGGATGACTGTGAATGGTCCATTGAACCTCTGAAATGTTTCGTGGAGAATGGACGCATCGACGGAATGGATCAGATTAGGAGCAGTGCTCGACTTATGACGAGTAGGACAAGGATCACCCTCACCAACACTGACAGTAACTTTAGTAGAACCCATGAGCTGTAGCTTCATGCATTGTACCTCTTTCTTGTTACGTTTCTGATTGACTACAAACCCAGAGGGTGTAGTCCATTCAATGTGATCAGCTCCACTACGAATGTACTGACCAACTTGTGTCTTGATCCAACGCATGACACGCATAGGACCAGGAACAATAGCATCCATACTCAGGTATATAGCATTGACGACCATAGTGACTTGATCCTTTGTAGGTTCAAACCCCTGTTCTACTAACGCTTCTCTGACATACGTCCAAGACGATGACTTCGTTGCGTTATATGGAATCGTCATCACTGTTCGCTTAGAAGTGCGTCTAGTGCACCATGGATGTAACTCCGTGGGCAAGTACTTCTTTGCTTCTTCGGCTACCGCTTTGTAGGCGTCGGATGGTTTATCACTAGGACAAACATTGACAAGACTAGCAGTTGATTGATCCTTTGCCAAGCCTGCCAGTATCTGGAGACCAGAGCAAGTAGCATCAACAGCTACCATTAATCCTGTTGTTTGTTTGTCGCAAGCAATACAGCAATGGTATAGCTCATGACATGAAGCCATGAACTGCCATGGTTCTTCGACATCCTCCCATTCAGAGAGATTGCCTATGGGGTCGATAGCGACCTTTGTGATTAAGTCGTGATTATTCCTAACCCACTCAAGCCTTTCAGCCATTGTGGCTTTGTCAAGTCCGAAGGTAGTGGCAGCTTGAAATGCTAACCATTCTTCTGACTCAGGAGTAATAAACGACTCATCAGCAAACCTTATTAAGCTTTTACCAAAGTCTGTATCTTGTGGTGATAAGTATGCAGGAATCGGATATGTTCTTCCACGGTAGTCGAATGACCAGCATTGGAAAAACGTCTCATCCTTAAACTTCTCAGCCGCTTCTAGCTGAGTTCTTGTTCTTACTGATCTCTTGAAGTTCAGTCGATCAGTGTTGTACGCTTCAGCCATTGCTCGTTTCCAAGCTTGTCTGGCTTCTGCATTGTCACCTATGTCAGGTGGTTTAGGAGGTTTGAACGCTTCACATAATGGAATGAACTTACCTATCTTCACCCCCTTCTCCCTGAAGTGTTGAGCTACTTCAAGAACATGATGAGACACAGAGTACTTTACCCGTTGAAGCTTGTTTAAAAACCTCAAGGGCGTCTCCCCGTGTTTAAGGGTCCTATTACCGCGACGGGTCAATTCATGACCCCTCATCAGCTCATTTGTGATGTACCCTCCCATCCTCTCATTGGTCCAATCATTGGGCTCAATCAGCATGGGCCACGGGATACCAGAGAACATCTCAGCAGTGCTGATTAGCTGGTCTCTGATCTCTATGAACTCAGGCGTAGGGATCATGCGTAACACAGTCTTACGACCACGTCTCACAGTCTCCTTGGTGAACCAACCAGTGGTAGTGATCACACGATCAGCACACCACGCACCCAATGCTGCCCTGGTTTTGACATGCCATGAACTCCATTGAACGTCATTCCTACCAAAGATAACGGTAGCAATGGACTGCCTCTGCTCTGTACCACATGACTCGTGGTAGTACTTGTCCTCAATGTACCTCATCAAGCCAGGATGGTTCTGTTTGTACCACCTGAACTTACACTCAGCCTCAAGGGCAGAGCCAATAGACACAAGCACATTGGGTACCAGATCAGCATCACGTTTCATGCTGAACACCATGTCAAACATGACCTTGAGCGTGATGGTGGCCATGGCTAATGGCTCAAGCTCATCAATGTACACTGAGACAGGCTTGTAATACGTCCCAGCCTGTCCTTTCCTCATCTTGGATAGGTTGGCCTCAATGTCCTTGATGACGTCAGGCAGAGCGGCTGAGATGCTTGCTGTTCCATACACACTTGCTGATGCGTAGCTCTTCTCTTGCAAGCGTTGGAGAGATGCGTGCAATTTCTGTTTCCCGCAACTCAAGGCTTCTTGCTCCAGCTCGACCTGTCTCTGTATCTCTGAAGGTGTCGCCATAAGCTAGGAATAGTGAATATTGCTCTGCATCGAGCTGGTCAATGTGAGACTGAGTAAGATCAAACGTCATAGCACTTACACTGTTGGTCATTGGGATATGCTTTGCAGTAGCTCTCCATATCACTGATGTTTAAATCAGGAACAAAGAATGTCCATAACCCATCAAGGTATTGAACATCAAGCTTGTTCATAGCAGCAAGTAAGATCAAAAGAGTCTTATCTTTGTTTTGATCATTGGGGTATTGATCAACCTCTCCCGTGTCATAGTCAACAAGGTAACCATGATCACTGAGAAGGTCAGCAAGATCACAAGGTGTCAGGGCCATCAGTATCTAAAGCAATGGAAATGGTGTTGTCTGTCAGGATAAGTAACTCATCCTTCTTTTCAAGGCACTTGTTCACAAACTTACGAGCAGCGTGAACAGAACGGTATGCCTTCTCCTTAATCTTACCAGATGTAGCCTTGGATCGTATGATGCAGACAAATGCGTCAGGAAGATCCCACATATCTGCTGCTTCCATACCATCTTCTAGCGTGTATTCTGTGAGGTTATCTGTGGCAGTCCACTGCATAACTTCATCTATACGATTACCAAAAGGGTCTGGTCTTGCCATAAGCTAAATCAAACGAATTTTATGAGTAGCTGGAGCATCACGGTTACTGTATGCAGCAACACCAATAAGGCCCAGAACAGTAAAAGAAATCAATAACCCACATAATGCAGATGTGAAGTCTTTAAGAAGCATTTTCTTTGGTGTCAGAGAGTGAGGACGCGGCGTTGATGATACGCTCGAACAAGTTGTGATGTGGAGCCACTGTTGTTTCCACTTCAGGATCATAGCGGATCCACCATTGATTGTGTAGAGCATCAACTAAGATGTTAATCTCTTCTTCAGAAAATAATAGCTGTTTGCGTTTACTTGCGGTCATTGTGATGATGATGGTGGACGTTGTTGTTGTTGTTTGCATTAAAAAGCCCCAGCGTGATGCTAGGGCCGTTCCCCTTGATCAAACAATGCGTGAGGGTCCGCAGAGCACCTACAAATAGATGTTGGGCTGTGTGCTCACGTGATAGACCCTATGGCTGAACTGATCAAGAACCATGGCAGACTTGGACTGGTAGCCCTTGTTCTTCCACTTACGGATCTGATCAAACTCTCGCTTAGTGACAAGAACAGTCTTGCGTCTCCAGACCCGATCCTGTCCAGGCAGGGCAGGGACGTGAACTAAGACTGAATGCTTTGGTGCTGCTTTCATTGTGCGGGTGCGTTCTGATTCGCTTCGCTGGCTTCTAAATCAGCCTTGATGCGAGCCTCCCTAGCATCCTTGAGTTTGTTGAGTTTGTCAACATCACTCTTGATAAGATCACGCATTGATTCGAGTTTGCTGACCTTTACAGTCGCTTCGATCACAGCATCAAAGCACAGGTCTGTGGCATGGCTCCAGCGCCAGAAGTGCCCCTCTGAGTCAATGCCTGTGACCTCTTCAAGCGTCTTGTCCACGTCTTTATCCTCACCCTCACAAACTCCAGTCTTGAACATGGCTAGATCCTCGAGGGAATCCATCACCACGATCTTTCTGATCTCTGCGCGTTGCTTCTGCCTGAGTGATTGCTTTTCTTTAAACTTGTCCCTGGTCTGGCTGCAGAGTGCTTTGTACTCCTCGTCAGCCTGACAAGCTTTGTAGATTGTTTGGTAATCGATGGCCATAGCCGCTGATGATGGTGGAATGAAGAAAGGAAGGGATGAACCCCTCATAGAAGGATGCAAGGCGCATCCCTCCAGGAGAGAATCAATTAGTGACGCCGTGGATACGTCTCCAGGCATTCCAGGTGATCGCCTGACAAACGGCAGGAGATACGTTGAGTTTGTTTGCTGCTTTGATGTAATCAGCCTTTATCTCACGCCTAAGCTTGACGCCTATGCTAGGAACATTGGCTAGTGATGTTCTGCCTCCATTCCATATACAATAGGCGTGCCCGTCAATGCAAACATCCTCTAAGCCAAAGATGCAGGACGCAAACTCTTGTAACTTTGGACCACTGAGAGTAGCCAGAACACTGTCAAGAGTGGGTGAGTCGTTAGCTAAAATAGTCAACGCTTTCTCTTTGTTCTTGTTAAAAGTGCATACTTTGACATGTTTGGCGCTGCTTGGATCACGAACATAAGCTTCAACAAGATTCTCAGCGTCGATCAGATTACGTTCCCACCTGTTCCGTGGTGATAGTGCTGCAATCACACCGATGATGGTGGTGGCTGGCACTCCATAAGATTCAGAGATTGCTAGTGATGCAACCCGTGCTTGAGTGTACCATGAAGAGCCTACTATGTTCTCCTGTACCGTGGCAAGTTTGAACACGGCTTTGATGTTGTTGACGTTCTTGGTACTCATCAATCAGAATCCCTTAAGTGAGAATAACCTGGCACATCGTGAGCATAGGCAGGAGAAGGCAAGCTACGCTTAAGTTTGTTGTACTTCGTAATGCTGATCTCCTCACGGCCTGCAGCGTAGGCAGCAGCACGCCAGGGACCCGGCACAGCTTCGTAACCTAGATAACCCTCATCCCATGCTGAGATAGGCTCACCGGTCTCATTGTCAGCTAAGACGTAGAGACGGCGCGGGTTTCCATTGCGGTCGTTATCGGTGCATAGATGCTGGATCATGATGCAATTAAGGTGATTTGGAGAACTATGAAGCCAGCCCCCGCCATGAGCAGGAGAAGACTGACTGATGGCACTGTAGAGCAGGCAGCGGCTGCAAAGGTGATGGCTGCAATGAATGTTAACATTGGATCAATCGGGATCTGCTAAGTAGCTGACAACGTCGCTGTTGTTGCTGATGTGGTCATGTACATCAAACAGGTCATCAAAAAGATCACCCATCTGATCGCCGCAGCCATCGCGTAATGCATAGGCCCTGTCGCCATCCTCATTGGTCTCATGAGTCAGGTAGCAAGGAGTGCAAGAAAGTAGAGCTTCGTTGAGTTGGTTGAATGTAAAGGCGGTGGTGTTCATGGTGTGGTGGCGATGAACTGGTGGGATTGTAGCGGTGGTGTCAAGCCAGAGCGTGTCATGACTGACGGTGGCGAGTGAGTGTGACCAGTGGCGTTCCGGTTCTCATCTCGTTGCAAGCAACCTACATCCGACCGGGCCATCGTGCCATCACCTTGTG